GGAAATACTAGTCCTTTAGCAAATAAAACATTATCATTTGCATTTAATGGAATTGGTGGTAGTGGATTTGATGATTGTGTTGTAGTCCCCGGATGTGTAATAACAAGTCTAGAATTAACTGCTGATCCCAATGAAGATGGTGGCAGAATGAAATTTAGCTTAACTGCTACATCCAGAACTCCCCTTACACAAGGTAGTACATTTTCTGAAACATTAGAAACTTATGGAGCTTACAGCACCAACTACACTTTTTTAGGAGACTTTAAAGACCATACTAAAGTAAATAATGCAACTGCAATTTTAAAAAGCTTTGCAATGACTATTGAAAATCCAGTTGTATTTTCTGGTAATGGTGGCTCAGGAGGAACAGGAGCACCACAAACATATATAAGGTCTATTCCTGAAATGGTGGTAACATTAAATCCTGTAATTAAGTATGATACAAATTTTGATACTTTATGGGAGTTAAGCAGAAATCAAGCAACTGCAATAGCAACTCCAGCATTTGAAATGTCTGATCATGCGACTTACAATAATGGCAGTGCTACTAGAAGTATTTATATTGCAGATGCAAGTGTTCAGGAGTTATCTTGGGATGAAGGAGAATACTTAGGTCTTAATGTTAATATGAAAGTTAGAGGAGATGCTGATCCATCAATTTATTTGAAATACAGTTAAGGAACATAAAATGAGTAAGCATAAACTATCTACTGGAAAAGAAATAAAACTAAAAGAAATGTCTGTAGATGATATGGATTACTGCAATGATCTACCTCAAATGAGATACGAAGGTAATGAGATTGTAGCTATAACCAATCTAGCAAAAGCAAGAACTGCTTGGATTAGAAAAGGTGTAGAAGAAGCAGATGACTCTTTTATTAAAGCATTGACAGAAGATGAAAAAAATGAACTGTCTCTAGCTGTGCAAGAGCATCAACGCTTGGGGGAATAGAATCCCTCACTCTTGAAACAAACTTCTTACTAGACAAAAGATGTGAGGGGTGCAGGTATCACCAATACCCCTACAAGGCTCAAATTCCTATCTTAATCGAGGAAAAATATGAAACTCGTATGTTTACATCAGATGAGGATGTTTGGGCTGTGATAGAGCTAATTAAGAAGGAAACAAAAGAACATAATGAAGAGGGCAGGAATTTTAACATTGCTGAATCAGTAATGGCACAACTGCCCTTTTTTGCGTGTACTAATATGATGCTAGACTCAAACTCGCAAAAAGACATATCAAGATTTATGTATGCAAGACAATTTAAAATATCTCCATACAAAGGTAGTTACGGAGACCAACCTAAAAAATGGGTTGAAAAGAGCTTTTTATTAACAAACTTAATAGAAAGACAAAAAGCAAAGGCAATGAAAAATGGCTGAACAAAATACAATAACTATACAGTTTGGTGCTAAAGGAGATAAGGATGTTATTGATGCTATTAATAAATTAGATAAATCAACAAAAAAACTTATAGATACTCAAGCTAAATTAGTTAATAGAAATAAACAACAAAAAACTCAAGAAGATAAAAATAAAAAATCTATAGACACATTAAGAGTAAAGTTACAAGCTCTTGGTCTTGATTATAATAAAGTTATTTTACAAAATAAAAACTATTCTTCTGCTATAAATGGCAGTAGGGTTGCTTTAGAAAAATTAAAAATTGCTACTAGAAAAGCTATAGCTGAACAACAAAAAGCTGACATATCTACAAGAATACTTGGTGGATCATTCGCTGTTTTAAGATCAAAAATGCTTTTATTTAATTTTGCTATGGGTTTAGGTATTAGGCAAATAGGTAAATTAGTTGGTGAATCTTCTAGGGTTCAGGCAATGGAAACAGCATTTGACACTTTATCTGGAGCAACTGAAAACTCGTCTATTGCATTAAGCAAATTAACAGATGCAACAAATGGAGCAATGACATCTTTTGATTTGTTTCAGCAAGCTAATAATGCAATGATTTTAGGTGTTACTAAAAATTCAGATGAAATGTCTGAAATGTTTGATATTGCTCAAAGATTAGGTAGAGCTTTAGGTAGAGATACTGCGAGTTCTGTTGAGTCTTTAATTACTGGTATTGGTAGGCAGTCAAGGCTTATGCTTGATAATATTGGTATTATTGTAAAATCAGAAGAAGCTTATGAAAGATTTGCTCAAGCTAACAATACAACAGTAGATGCTTTAACAGATACTCAGAAAAAACAAGCTTTTCTTGAAGCCACTATGGAATCTGCTAGGGCGAAAGTAAAAACTTTAGGAGAAGAAACTCTTACTACTAAGGATACATTCGATCAACTATCTGCTTCCTCTGCTGACCTATCTACTGAAATTGGAAAAACATTAGCTCCTTTATTTGGAGATTTAGCAAGAAATGCAACTAGTGTTTTTGGTAATATGACTCAAGTATTAAAAATATTAAACCATACAAAAGGAACAGAATTAGAGTTTGCTTTAGCTACGGAAAAAGCAGAAAGAACAGTGAAGCAGTTTTCAGAAAGTTTAAATATTTCCGTTGATTCATCTACTCCATTATTAAACCAATTAAGAAAACTTCAAAAAAATACATCATTATTGTCAGGTGACTATAGAAAATTAAATGTTGTTATAAAAAATTTAAAAGAAGCAGAAAAAGCATATAAAGAAGAAGTAGATAGACAAAAAGAACTAGAGGAAGTTAGAAATAAACAAATTGAACAATCTAACAAGCTTAAAGAAGCAGAAGAGCAAAAAGCAGAGCAAGAAACAAAAAGTGCAGAACAAGCAAAGTTTATTTCAGAACAAAGAGCTATTCAAAATCAAAAAGCATTAGACCAAATGCAAGCCTTAATACAAGCAACCAAAGATTTACATACACAAGAATTATTAGCAACTCAAGCAGTAGAAGCAAACATATCAAATACTAATTTGCAAGTAGATGTAATGAAAGTGTTAGATACTCAGCAAAAATTTGCTGTATCTAATATGATGAATCTTAGCAATGCTATGGCTCAAGCAATGCTTAATGGTCAAGATATGGGGGATGCAGTTGTAAGTAGTTTAAAAGCTATAGCAACTCAGTTAATTGCAAAAGCTAGTGTATATGCTTTATTAAGTACGTTTCTTGCACCAGCACAACTAGCTGGAGCTACAGGAGGGTTTTTAAATTTTCTTATTGCTCATACAGGTGGATTAGTAAAAGATGATAAAATTCAAAAATTTGCAACAGGTGGTCAAGTTCAAGGAAGAGATAATGTTCCTATAATGGCTCAAGCAGGTGAATTTATAATTAGAAAAGAAATTGTAGATAGAGTAGGCGTTGACAGTTTAGCTAGTTTAAATAACGGAGAAACATCAACAAATAATAGTACAATTAATGTAACAATACAAGGTGGAGTAGTAGATGATAGTTATGTTAATAATACTTTAATACCTGCACTAAATAAAGCAACATCATTAGGAAATAAAATAAATGCTTAGTTTTGACTCAGCTTTATCTAATTCACTAAACAATGCAAATACAACAGCATTTTGGGTGCTAAAACTATATTACAATGATGAATCTAACTTTATAGGAGTATCAGATATTGATAGGTCTGATGGTAGTGATTTTTATTATGGCATTGTATCTTCATGGGGTAGGCATAGTCAATCTTTAGATTTTTTTAACTTTAATACATCTACAAGTAATATAACAGTTAGTTTAATAAATACTGATCGTGCTATTCAAAATGGTAGATTTTCAGATTTATTTGCAACAAATAATTTTAGCAATAGAAAGTGGGAGCTTTTTTTAAATACAAATCAAACATCTACACTTGACACATCTGATAGAATGATTGGCACAGGAGTTATATCTGGAGATATAAAATATGGATTAGACTCAATAGAGTTGTTATTGCTAGATAAAAGTAGCGTGTATCATAAACAAATACCTAGTGCTACAGTTGATTCTAGTACATATACTTCTGCTCCTGAAAAAAATATAGGTAAACCAGTTCCGATGTCTTATGGTAGCTTTGATAGGACTACATCAGACAATTATTATAAACAATTTTTTGCTGATGGTCGTTTTCCTGCTATCATAGTAAATAGGTGCAATGACTCAGGTCAGATTCCT